GCTGACCGATAGATCGCTGATTCGCGGGCCTTCGATGGTCCGCGAAGCCGTCATTGCCATCGTGGCCGCGTTCAGCGCGACCGTGATGGCGAGCGATACTGGATCGATCCCCATCTATCCCCCTAGCGATGGCCACGTCCAGAAGCTGTGAATCGGACGGCTGCGCCCGATCGGCACCTCTATTACCTTTTTCAAAGGCCCCCCGCCGTAGCAATGAACCAGGCGGTCGCCGGTGGTCAACATGGCAAGATGGCGTGGTCCGTCATCCGTTCGGTCAATCTGAATTGCCACCACGTCGCCCGGCAGGCCTTGCTGAACTGGGATTAGGGCGGCGCGCAACCGTTCGAGCATCAGGTCTGGCCGAAAATCCTTCCTATACGTCCGTTCGGTCGCGGCCAGCAGTTCTGCTTCCGGTAGGCCAAGTTCACGCCCTACGCCGGTTATCAAGCCCCGACAGTCGCAACCGTGACCTTTCAGGCTTGCCTGCCAGTGAAAAGGCGTGCCCTTCCAGCTTCTTACCTCCGCGACCAGCTGATCGCGCGTGACAAGCGGATTAACCGCTCGAACCGGGAATGGCGATTTTGACATAGGTGTCGCTTCCGGGGCAACGATCGAAGCCACGGAACCTTTCGACATTATCGTTCGTGAAGCAGGTTGGAATCGTTGGATCGCTATGCTTCTTCAACTTCGAACATCCGGTATATATGTGCAGCGTGTCGCCCACCTGCGGAATACTCGGCAACGGTGAAAAAAGCTCAATCACGCCATCTGCGCTGCTTTGCACGACCTCGAAACGCCAGACATTCGAAAGCGCGCCGGTCAGGAAGTCTACTTCTCCGAAGCGAAATTCTTGATCAGAATAGCCGGAAAGGTCGGTCGTGAACCGCATGTTTGATTCCATGGCCGTGATCGCGCATCCGACAGGCGAAACGATCTTGCCACATTTCGTATCGCCGAATGTCGCGCGGCAGCGTGGCGTGATGACGGATCCGATAACCGAATTGAACTTGTCGACCAGCGACCTGATTTCAAAGACTGCCTCGCCCTCCTCGACATCCGCGTCGGTAATCCATCCCTTCATGACCTCGACTGCGACGAAGGAATCGGCCTGATGGTTGATGTCGAAGATATAGACCGATGCTTGATTGAAACGCCGGCCCGCTACATCTTCGCGCGCCACCAAATCGCCGATCGGAACCCTGAGCGATCCATTGTCAGAATCAAGTCCGGTAGCGAAAACAAGATCGCCAAGGATCATTCCCGTTGCGGAATAGCTTACCGGTGAGGATCCCATATCGCTATCGAGCGCGACCGTGATCGATCGATCCAGGTCCGTGAAGCCGATTTCGGTTCCGTCCCGCAGCGCAATTTTGACACAAGTGCAGAGCGTAAACAGCCCGCTGGTGATCATTGCATCAATATCAGAAGGCGCGGTCCTCATTCCCGCACCTCGATAAGCATGATATTGGTCGGCTTGTCCAGGCTCTTCATGATCGCAACCAGTTCCAACTGATCATCCGCAAACCTGACCGGGATATCGAACTGAAAATCGGCTGTGATGGCGGCGCCATTCGTGGGCGCAGCCGCAAACGTAATCTGCCCTGTATCGTAATCGACCGTCACCGCTGTCTCGACGCCGTCCAGATAGGCAGTCACGCTACCGGTGACCGGCCGCGTTATCTTTCGCGTCCGGGTGACGTTTCCGGCCTTGTAGACCCGGTAGAGCTGAAAGGTTTTGGTTGTCCCGTCTCCGGTAGCAATTTCCTGGTTGGTGACATCCCAGTCGCCCCAGTCACGGAAACGCAAAGTGTTGAACTGGCCGGCCGCGGCATGCCACAGATTCACGAAGGCGCTTAATTTCTGGTCGGCAGAAAGACCAATCTGATCTTCATCCTCCCGATCGCCGGGCTCGAGCGCGAATTCAAACTGGAAAAGTGGATAGGACCAACGTTGGTTCCGCACCTCATAGCCGGAATCAGTCTTGATCACGTCTGTGCTATACCGCGGACGAGCGATCGCCCCCACTTCGATATCCCGGATCAGTCGTTCATCGATCATTGCGATTCAGTCCCGTCTTGGCCGCGCGGGCAACCCTTCCTCCCAGATCGGATGCCGCCTGCCGGACGCTCTGGCGTGCCGTGCGTTCATCGGTCACGTTCGGGAAGATCATGTCGCCCATCTGGACGTGCACATCGCCGCCACGCTGATTTCCACCCATGCCGGCAAAGTTGGGCGTTTTGCCCATCCGGATCATGTCGAGTTCACTTCGAAACTTCTTCGTTGGTCCAGGTGGAATGAGGTATTCGCCCACCTCCGCCGTAATCCCGACATTGCTCGGCTTGCGCCGAACCGGCATACCGCCAGGTCCTACCATACCGCCTTCGTCGAAAATTCCCGGATTTGCCGCGATCGTATTCGACACGTCCGCGACCAATCCCGCGCTTGGAGTGAACCCGGCCCCCACCCCGGCGATACTCGCAATCGTACCAAGCAATCCGCCGCCGCCTCCGCCGCCGGCCACGTTGACGTTCATGCCTTGTGCGAACCGGGTGGCGGCCAGTGCCATCGCGTCAATTTGCGTCGAAGCCTGAAAACTTGAGGTTCCAAGCTGCTTGATCCACAAGCCCTCCGGCCCAGACGGTGCACCCGTCACCTTTTCGGCCAGCGGGCCACCGATATGCTGGCGAGTCCATTCCTGAAGAGGACGAATCAACACCTCTTCATTGAACGTGTTCGTGAAACTCGTGAGGAAATTTGTCAGGATCTGTAGCGGTGATCGAAGCGCGAGCGCGTCCCGGGCCACATTGCCGAACGCTCCGCTGAGATCATCCGCCATCTGGACCGAACGACCGATGCGGTCCTGGAGTTCATTCACTCGAACTTGCTCGAGCCGATCCTGCAATTCGTTCGAACTGATACGAAGAGATTGGAAGAACTGTGCAACCGGGCCTTGTGTATCCTGCCTGATCAGGCGGTCCTGCAGGTCTTTCCATTGCTCGAGGTAAGCCAGTTTCTCTTCCGCCAACTTCTTGTCGAGATCGGAAGAGGTTTCGGAATCCCGCTGTGCCTCGAGGGCCTTGCGGCGGATCTCATACTGGATGTCTAGCATGTCCAGTTCGATTTCCCGTCGCTCTTTATTCGAGCGCGCGAAGTCCTTTTGAAGTGAGAGGATTTCCGCGTCGTCCTGAAGTTGCGTGGTCTCAAGCTCCAGTTGATCCTTCCGGACCTGCTCCCTCTTCTGGATGTCAAGCATGGCGCGCTTTTGTGCATCCAGTTCAGCAAACTTCGACGAAAGCTGATCCGCTTCCGCCTTCGTGAATTTCTTGTTCTTTACGTCGATCGCAAGCGTTCGCTGAAAACGATCTTTCTCGATGTCGAGAATTTTCGCTTCAATGATCGCTTTCTCGCTGGCGTTCTTGGTCTGGCTTGACAGCCCGCGTAGCAGTTCGGTCTGCAACTGCGCCAATTCGTTCTCATAAGCGCGTTCACGATGCGGATCGCGCTTGGCTCGACCGGCCGGTTTCAGTAAATTATTGACGTTCAGCGGCGTTCCCTTTGGTGCATCCCGCACCGCGGTATCGCGTGCCGCTTGATCCAGATCAATTCTGACCTGCCCGTGCTGCTGGATCTGGTTTCGCGCGCGCGCCTGATCGGAAATTCCAAGCATTTCCCCAAGGCCGAAGACATCGTTCGGGATATGGTGGTCCAGAAAATTGCTCAGCGCCGTGCTGGCGTTATTCAGCTGGTCGACAAGTTCGATCACCGCGTCGGTCAACTGAATGATCGAGTCGGCATTTTCGGCGACCTCGCGCGAAATCTTCGCCGACAGAATCGTCTTCATGTCTTCAAGCTTCTGGTTTGTCTTGTCCAGATTGGCGATTTCGTCCGTCGATAGCACAATGCCGAGCCGATCGGCGGCATCCGACAGATTGTTGATTTCCGCCGAGCCGCCCTTGAGCGCTGGTAGAATTTCGTCGGCCGATTCACCGAACAACAACTGCGCGACCGCGGCGCGCTTCGTCGTGTCCTCGATCCGGTTCAGTGCATCGGCTACTTCGGGCATGACCTGCGCGACCGACTTCGCCTTGCCGTTCGTGTCCGTCAGACTGATCTGCAGCGTTTTGAAAACCTGAGATTCACGCTTCGCGCCGAGCGACGCCCGGCCCATGCTCTTGTCGAGCTGTTCCATCGCGCGGTCCATGTCGCCAGCATCGACGCCGGTCTGCTGCGCGATGTAGTGCCAGCGCTGCAGTTCCTCGACGCTGACATTGACCGCTTCGGCCTGCTGCTTGATCGCAGTCGCGTTCTGAAGCGCGTCTTCACCCAGCTTGATGATCGCCCCGACGGTGACCAGCGCCGCCAAGCGCTTCATTCCCTCAGACGCCAGTTTCGAAAAGGCCGACATTTCCTTCGTGCCTTCGGCCGAATCCTTGAACGATTTGGCGGCTTGGTCAGAAGCCCGGGCGGCTTCCTGCTGATCCTTTTCCATTTTTTTTAGCGATACCGAAGCCTTGGACAGACTTCGTTCATACATCTGGATTGCCTTCGTCTGCGTTTCCTGGCTCTTCAGCCAATAGCTTGAATTGAGGCCAAGTTTGCGAACTGCTTCCGCGGCGCGATTGTAGGTCGCGGTGAATTTCTGGCCAGCCGTGTTGCTAGACGAAACTTTGTCGTCCCAACGACGGACGACCTTTTCACCATTGCGTAGATCGGCCTCAAGGCGCCGTATATCGCCATAGACTTCGACGGCGGCACTGCCGACCACATTATCATTGCTGGGCGCGCTAGCCATCCTGACCGCCCCTCCAGATGCGATTATGGAATTTTGCGAAGCTGCGGAACCGATCGATCATGGATGCCTTCTTCTTTGGCTGTCCGGGATGCTGATCCCCTTTCTTCCGCTTTCCGAAGATCATTCCCAGCAATTCGGTCCTGCCATCTAGCGCCAACTGAAGATTGTTGACGTTGCACTCGAGCGTCTGGCGATCCGACCAGCCTAGCCAACCGGTTCCCCGACTGTAGAGTCGGCTGTAGAATTCCGTGACGGTGATCCTAAAGGGGATTCGTCCCCATCCTCCTCTTGTTTATCTTCAACTTCAGGTAAGCGGCCGCCATTGGCCACGACTTCGCAGAACTCTATCGCCTTCACGGACATTTTGAACAAACCGGCCTCATATACCGATTTCGGCAATTCCTTCTTGCGAAGATGGTCCGACAGCGGCTTACCGTTTGGTCGAACGCCAGCACCGATCACCAGACAGATGGTAGGAAAATGCAGGGCGCGGCAGAGCGCCACGACACCGTTTATGCCCTGTGGTTGCCCTGCAATTTCCATACAGGCTTCGAGCGATGGTTCGAGATAGGATTCCCTGCCGTCGATCGTGATTTCGATCCGTCCATCATTCGGCTTCTGGCTCATTAGGTCGGATCCACTTCCGTGATCGCGGAGTTGATGCCGACATTGAACGTCTTACGCGTCACCGCATTGGCATCACCGACGTTACGGCGCTTCGACATCACTTTGCCGATGAAGAAGTGCTGCGATCCGCTGCCCCCGATCGTAATCGCGTTATTCAGCACCACCTTGATGTTGAAGTCGAGCGGGCTTGCTTCGGCCGCCTCCATGGCCGTCTGACCGTCGTCCTTCATGTCATCTCCGACCACGATCGGCATACTGCCGGCATCGCGCGGTCCCTTGAGGTGACGCACGCGCGCATCATTCAGGGAAGTGAAGGTGATGTCGCCCGACTCGTCGCCGAACTCGCCAAGGCTTTCGATTTCCCCGACTTCGACGTAGCTGTCAGCCTGGTAGTCAGCCAGCAACGTGTTGCGATTTGAATTCTGGCTACCGATGTAAAGCATGGCACCAGACGATGCAAAAATGGTCATGATTTTTCCCCTAGCCTGACCTGTACGGTGAGCACCCGACCGACTTTGTTTTCATCATCGACAGGTGCGGGCACCGGACCCCGCACACGCACGTCTATGACATAATAGCCGGTCGGCTGCACCGAAAAACGATTCCGATGAAAATGCTGACGCGCCGCAAAGGCCGCGCGTTCAACGGCGCGCGTCTGATCCTGTTCCGATCCAGGCGCTCCCTTGTTCCCATAGAAGGCGATCTGGTGCGACAACACGGGTCGTTGAACTGACAGGCCGTCCTGGTCCGTCAAATTGACCGGCGCGCTGATCATACAGATCGGAAACTCGGCATCCTGCGGCGCCGGCCTGCGCGTGAAGACCGCCGGCTCTTCATTCCACGCAGCCAATTCCGCTGTCACGCCCGTAATCTCGAGTACGGAATCTCGCAGATCTGGGAGAAGATCGAGGCTCATTTGAACAAGGCCCCCAATTCCATCCTGACGTCCTGTAGTCCCATATCGGACACGTTCGCCAACGCGACATTGGCCCAGGGGCGTGGCTCAATTTTTTCATCGCCAAACTGTAGCCGCGCCGCATATGCGGTCGCCCACGTGATCCGCGCCATCAGCATCGGTTCGAATGGCGTGATAAATACGCTATTGGCCAGTGTTCCAGTGTCGCTTGCCGGCGGTTCACCGGGCGCGGAAGCCTGATGATCAACACCGCGCCGGCGATAGATTTTTCCGGTTCCGGGCACGTCGACGATCAGGCGTGTTCCCTCTGCCTCGACCCTTCCAGCCCAACTGATAACTCCGCGCATAACCGCCTGTCGGATCTGTGGCATCATCGCACCGGCGTTCCAATCGACGCTCATGACGTGGGCGCCTTGACGATAAAGGACTGGCAGCTCCAGAGCGCATGCGCGGGATCTGTCTTCACGCGCCGGACCTGATACCAGGTTGTGACGCCGTCTTGCGTCATACTGATCAGGCTATCTTTTTTTGGAAGAACGGACGGCGCCGACTGACTGAACCAATTCACCATCAGGTCAGTTTCCGGAATACCGGCCCGCGCCCTGTAGGCTTCGTCATAATTTTCGACAAATCCCTCGATCGCTACATCGTCTTTTGAAAGCTCGACGGGATCGCCGCGCCGATCCAGTGCCCCACTGGTCGGTGGGGTGAAATTCCGGATAGTGCCGGTCAGCAATTCGCCGGTAAATCCTTCGTAGATCGAAGTGGCGAGCTCGGCTGCGTCAAGAATCCCCATAGCCGCTACGCACCAGAGCCGTCGCGATTTGCGTTTTATTCATGCTCTTCTGGATGCCCGGGATTTTCTTGGCAAGGTCAAGCAACGCGGCCTTGTTATAACGGCCCATCAGCCGTTTTACCTGCTCTTCCTCGCTGCCCCCGGTATCGGGGAGCGACCCTCCCTTATGGCCGTCGCCATCGTGATCCAGAGGATCACCGGTCGGTTGCACTGTCGCTCCCCGCCCCCTTGCCCGCGTCAGAAGTTCAATTGCCCGCGGGTCATCGTCGTAAACAATTTTGCGCTGCTCATAGCAGAGCCGAAGCGTCCGTTCGTCGACAAGCGACTTGTCGAACTTCAGGCCCTTGCCCCAGACCTTACCGCCTGCCCGAAATGCCGTCTGGGTTACAAATTCACGGGCCGGGTCGAATGGTTTCAGAAAGGTTCCCATTATGATTCCTCCAGTCTACCCCTCGACCCGGGGCCGTTTTCAGCTATCCGTCTTAGTTACTCGACGGCGCGTTCGCGTAGGCCAGGAAGATGCCAAGATCGGCACTGACCTGCTTGTACTCGAACGCATTGTGGTTCTGGATCCAGTCCGACGTCGCACGATCATCCCGACCGCGGGTGATGACGCCCCCGGCCTGATTTGCTGCGCCGCCGAGCAGACCGGTCCAGCCGAACCGCGCGATGGCGGTGGGAGCATTCAGACGTGCGGTCGGTTCGATATATCCGATCCACATGCCGTTCGGATCGACGATGAACTCCATATCGTCGGTCGCACCTTCGGCCGCAGCGTTATAAACCCCGCGGGCGGTCCGGACAGACGAAACTTCGAAGAGTTCGGCCAAAAGCCCCAGAGTGGCGATGCCCCGCTGGGTATATTTGACCCGATCGACGATATCGGCGTTGCTCCGAAGCGCGTTGTGGACGTTAGCCCCCAGGACGATCGTGTTCGGCATCATGCCGGTCGCCTGCGCCATATTGGTCTTGTACTGGTCAATGACCTCGATGGGCGTGCTCGATACATCGTTGAACGGCGTGAAGTGCTGCCCGCCAACATAGTCATGCGTCCAGACGCCAGTTTTGAAGAAGTTCGTCGCCCAAATGCGATCCTCGCGGATCATCTGCTTGCCGTCGAGCAGTTCGACAGCATTTTCGTCGAGGTCTTCCGGCATATCGACGTTCGCACGTTCGCGATCATCGATCGTGTGCTCCAGTGCCCATTCTTCACATAGGTACTGGCCGGTTTCTTTCTTGTAGGAGACCTGGACCGGACGGCCGCCCAGCGGGCGAACTTCAGCTTCATCACGCCAGAAATATCCGGGCGGATAGATGGCGTATTTGTCGGACTCGTTGAGCACCGGGACCTGCGTCGCCGCAAAGCCGCCGATAAAATTCGCCGCGTCCTGACGATAACGAACCGAGTAGTTCGTCAGCCAGGTATCGATATGGAAGGTGCCCTGAAGGTCACTGACCTTTCGCGCCCGGCCACTCGAGTCGACGTTCGGATTGTAAGTCGGCATAGATTTTCCCCCGCCTGATGCCTCAATGACGACTTGACCGTTAGGTCGTGGCGTCGGTTGCGATTTCGACCACTTCGCCCGCCACCGCACTGTTGCGGGCATAACCGATCGCGTTCGTGGAGCCGGACTTGGCCTTGCCGAACTGGTTGCTCTGGACTTCGTCCCCACGGCTGATTGCCTCACCGCAGATAGCTTTCAGGATCGGGCTACCGGGCGTGTTGAACGAAGTGTGATAGCCGACATCGCGGCCCTGGCTGATGACGCCGGCGATGCTTTCCCCGTCGCCGCACAGCGCCGCCTTGCCGGCCGCGGTCCGCTTGACGAAGTAGAGTTCCTTGCCGGTCAGATCTTCGGAGCTCTGGGCCGTATCGGTGAAGAGGCCATCCTGCTTCTGAACTGCCATAATATTGTTCCCCTTTCTGGACTGCTAGGCTGCGATCAATTCGCGCCCGAATTCGGATAGGCTTCCCGATATTCGGTCGGGAATTCGCGCCGGGCCTTCGAAAGCGCCTGGTGATCCGAGAGGTTGTCCCGCTTGGCGATGTCGGCGACCTTGCTGTCGAAAGTTTCGCGCGCCTTGTGGACGTCGGCTTCTTTTTCGAAGCTGGTGCCCAGCCGTGCAAAGGCGCTCTTGGCCATTGCCTCGTTGGACTTCAGGACGGCATCGATCGCCTTCTGGGTTTCTTCATCCGCCTGGTCCCGAACCTTCAGGATCAGGGCGACGCTGTCCGAACCGCCGGCAACGTTCGGATAATTCTCCTGCGCCTTTGCTTTCCGGATGGCGGTTGCGACGCGATCTTCCTGCGCCTTGATGACGCGGAAGCCGGCTTCACCAAAGTCCGACTTGCGAACTTCCTCGCCCTCGACCTTGATGACTTCGTCGGTCGCCTTGGCCAGATCGGCCTTGAGGGTCTGGTTTTCGGCCTTGAGGTCAGCGACCTGTTTGGCCAGTTCGGCATTGTCGCCGGACTTCTCGAGCGCGGACCTGGCGGCCTTGCACTGTTCGGTCGCCTCTTCCATGTCCTGCTTGGCCTTGTCGGCCTTCTGGGTCATGTCGGTCAGCTGGCCCTTGACGGTATCCAGTTCCTCATTCGCCTTCGCCAATGCGGCTTCCAGCTGCTCCACAGTCTTCGGCATTTTGGTTCCCCTTTTCTCGAACAGGGCAATCAGGCCCTTCATTGCCGCTTCGCCGGCGGCGCCTGGCGAAATTCCCCGAACGGCAGTCAGGAACTGCTGCACGGATTCGTTGATCTTGGTTTCGCGGTCGTCGGCCGACAGTGTCTTGTCGCCAACGATACTGCGGATCGATTGGCTGAGCGCGTCCGTGAACGGCCAGATTTCCTGACTGAACTTGTTTTCGACCAACACTTCCTGAAAATCGTGTGCGCCGTCCTCGACGCCGACATATTTCTGGATCAGCGCCACGGCGTCTTTTCGGCTCGCTTCATCGTCGCGTTTCATGATCACCGCGACAGCGCCCTGCTGCGCCGGACTGTCGACGCTCGAGAGTTCACCAAGCTTCAGGCTGGTGAAGGTGGCCTTCTGAGGTTTTCCATTGATGACCGGCATCAGGCGTTCCCCTCAAGGTCATATTCACAATTTCCTCCGATGCTGAAGCCAGTGCGTTCACCGGAAGCGAACTGCTTCAACACCTTCGGCGACGGTGCCATGGCGACCATCCAACCGGTCTTTTCTGTCTGGATACCGAACGCCTTTGCGATTTCGGAAGTCATGGGCATGGAATGCACCACGTCTCCAATCTGATCTCCCGTGTGCATATCCTTCGCGACGCGCGCGTCCTTCATGAAGTCCGTGACGGCTTTCAGCATCACGGGTTCTGGAATGTGGTCGCCCTGGACATCGTGATAGCGCGCACCTTTTTCAGTGCAGACGATAGCCCAGCCGAAGACCAGACCCAGCCCTTCGTCGACCTTCGCGACGCTTGCTTTCTGGAATTCTCCGAATTCGGCCATGGTCCCTTTCCGTGCCGGATTGGAACAGGTCGTTAATTCAGTTTGACAAGCTCGGCAAGTTTTCGAGGTGAACGACGCGCACGACTCGCAATTGCTTGTTTTCGCGATTTAACGCGTACTGTATCGGCCAGCCTCGCTATCTTGAAGTGCGGGCTTGATTTCGAAGGTCACGACACATCGGCAATTTATGGTTGTTTCCGGGGGCGCGGATGGATCTCCGGGCCAGAGCAGTTCATTACCGTTTCCATCGGTGAATTTTTCCCGCAGGCCGACCTGCTGCCCCTGCATGCTCGAATGCCAGTCGCGCGTTCGTTCGTCCCGCGTAGCATTCCAGACGCGAGAAACGCGACGCGGATCGATTCCGATTTGTTCGACCATTTGGTTCAGCGCTTCTTGACGTGCCTGCGCGGTGGCTCGCAAGGCTTCCGTGCGTGCAATCGTTTCGGATCTCAGCATCAGCGCCCTAGCATGGTAACGTTCGACCATGCGATCAATCTGCGCCGATGTGAGCGGCCGGCGGGTCCGCAGCGCTCGCTCAACCGTTGGATCAAAGCGACGATCGCGCAGCGCACGACTCAGAACGCGGCGGTCGAGGTTTTCCAGGCCGGCCCGAAAATTTGCCACCCAGCGTTCTTGTCCGGAAGTCAATCCGATTGATTCCCGAAAAGCGCGCGCGGTCGCGACAGGACCGCTGGTTCCTTCCTGGAACGCCCGCGCGATAGCCTGTCTGGTTGCCCGGCGTTGCTCGGCTCCAAATTCGCGGATCAGGGTGAGCCGGTTAGCTTCTGCGAACGCGGCCGCACGTGGATTCGATGGATTGAAACTGATTCCGACTATGAATTCGCTGGCCAGTTCCGCCAGTTCTTCTGCGGCCGCGGCACCAACCGTCGCTTGAATGGAAGGCAGCACGCTAGCGAAGCGCGCAACGTAACTGTCGACGATCTTCAGTGCGCCAGGAACGTCGCCGCGTTCAAGCAGGTCTACCACTTGGGCCGTCACGGCGTCCGAATTCATCACCCGGATGAAATCCCGGAACGCTTTGGCGATCCTGGCTTCCTGTTGGGCTAGAAGTTCCTCGAGGCGATCAAGCAGTTCTGCCATTTAGCCATTCCTTCGTCGGCGCACCAAGTAGTTCGCGCGTCCAGCCAGACATCGAACGCACGCGTGATTGTATGCGAGGACGCCGCCTTTCCCAAACCTGGTGATATTGTCGGCATTCGTGCCATGGCCGCGGGTCATCATAATGGCCATGCTGTTTTTCCATCGGGACGCCGCAAAGGACTATGTGGCTGCACCGCAACTCGTACGCTACTGCGATGCAGAGCATACCGGATGAACCAGCCCAACTCTCGATCTGGGTCGAATCTGGATAATTGCCGCGATGGCGCGGATGCCACAACTGACCGGCGGGCGGTAGGCCGGCCTCTACCCGCTCGCCAATCCATCGCGTCCGGATGTCAGGGTGCATCGTCACCCAATGGTCGACGCGGCCCCGTTCGTCGCGGCCGGCGTGATTGCATGCAATGACAAGGTCAGGCTCGAACAGTTTCAGCGCCGCCGCTTTGTCATCCCAAAGATTGCCCGCGCCGCCGAGAATGATCGCGCGTTTTGGAGATCTTCCGGCCATGGGGTTTACTCAAATGGCGGAGTTCTGGCCCATTCGAACCACTCTTGCGCGAATTCACAATCCTGATAGCCGGCCATGCGCGGGATACCTAGCGTGAAATGGACGATCTTGGCATCCGGGTTCGGCGGGTCGACGCCCACCAAATGGTTCCATTCATGCGGCAGCGCTCCAATTTCGCTATCTTCCAGCCATTTGAACTGATGCAGCGCACGGCCGGACCAACTGTTTACCTTAGCTGCGGTCAGCAGCCGGTTGGCCGGGTGGCGCAAATTCCACAGCATCACGGAAGACCAATTTTTACGCGTGTAGGCGGTTTGGGTTCGTCCATCCATCTTGATGCTTTGCGCGGGTTCGTAATTGTGTTGGACGACCTGCAGCGCTTTAGCTGGATCCAGAAGATTGAACAATTCCGCCAAGTCGGCGCGTACCAGCATATCGCAATCCATGAAGATCGCGACATCGTGGTCTTCGGCCAACTGCGGAACCAGGAAACGACTGATCGCGAATTCGGTCGACATCGGGGCATCGCTGATCACGTCCCAGAGCTCGCCGGACGGACTACGCTCAGTCGGCCTTTGGTAAAGACCGCATTCGACCAGATCGGCCAGCGGGATGACGTTGATGTCAGCCTCCAAGCTCAAGTGAGCCTTAATGGAGGCAGCGCAGATCTTCACCGCGTCGATTTCCCGTGTGTCCAAACCGATCCAGATGCTGCGCTTCATCTTTGCACTCCCTTTCTCGGCCCCTTGTTGTGCGTCATTAGCGCGCCTAGCGGTGATCCAGGCCAGACGTGACCGCGTGCACGATGTTTACACAGGTTTCTTTCGCTCAGATTAGCCGCCTCGCGCGCCCGATCCCACACATAGGCGCTGTGCCACTCGGGCAGATCAAACACTCGCCCGCTGGTATAGTAGTCTGCCATTTCGGTCAGGAACGCGCGCGTCTTTGGGTTCAGCCGGACGGCCCAAAAGCCGATTTCGGAATGTTGATTGGGTTGCCGGCCTAGGTAGCAGACTTCGGCATCACCAAGCAGACGCGGAACGAAATCAAGCGGAACCGGATGCGTGGTCACGACATCCCCGTCGAGCCAGACGAGAATTTCCCCGTCCCGCATTTCATTTGCCGTCGCGCCGGGAATCAGGATCTGTTTCCAGAATTTGTAAGCGTCGTGCTTGAAGCTGTAGCCGCGCCGTATATCCTTCTGCTTCCAGTTACTGCGCGGAACTAGTCCGTGGGCCTCGTGATTGTCGCGATGCGTGCGATGGAATTCGAGCGCACCCGGGATAGACCAAAGGTCGCGCCATGCTCCGCGCGGCATCGGCTGTTTTTCCTCGACCCAGACTGCCAGTTTGACTTCCTTCGGCCAACGGCGATCGAACGAATTCAGGAAGGTGTCGCCATACTGGGACCGACCCTTAGGCGACCAGCCGGTGCATACTTGGATCATATGCTTTTGACGTCGGAGTGATAGAAGCACGAAACCGTTCCGTTGTAGCTACCGGCCGAAGATTCGAACGCGACGATCACGTCGCCGACGGCAGGCACTTTCGCATTTCCCAAAGCATCGTCGAGCGTTTGCCCGGTGTTGACCGCCACTACGGTCGCGAGAGGCACTGCAAGACGGCTCGGCATCCCGTTCTGCTGTCCGAGTTTGAGTTGATTGGGTGCGAACAGCCGATCTCGATCGATGTGCCGATCGCTCGCATTGTCGAACACGATACCTTGCACAAACGCGATCTCGGCCGAAGTTCCGTCGATCTCGCAAATGAGCCCGACGCGGATCGCTCCCTGGGCGGTAGTGTTGCGGTCGGCCTGAAGATAAACCGCCGACAGATCGATGCGGCCGGTTTCGTTGGCGGATAGGTATCGAGATCCGACAGGTCGATCAGCATCCGGTACGTGTCGCTCGTGACCCCATCTACCCTGATGCCGGTATATACCCCGCGCTCGCGCTCCGTGACAGTGGTCAGGATCTCGCCATCATCTGAGACCGAATAGGGAAAGAGATTGTTCCCGGTCGCGACATGAAGTCCGAAAATCTGCTGCTCGGTTTCGTTATTCCGGTATCGCGCCCGATGCCATCTGCCCGGCATCTTTACGAACGTCCCGAATTTGAACTCCAGCGCCCGGACTTCCACCGTTCTGGTGAATGCGACCATGACGCCCTGGTTGGTCTCGATCCCGATATCGATGTAGAGCGTGCCGGTCTGATCCGAAACGACATTGTAGCCGATGTGCGAATCATCGTTATTCAGCCACACGCCCTCGAATGCGCCATTTGCTGGCAGCGTCTCAACACTGCTATTTTCATCGGACTTCGTTCCGTCGGAAATAACCAGGCCACCACCTTCCGCAACCGCGACTGGTTGCGGCCGTTTTTCCGAATTTATTCCCTCGATCAACATTTCGGCCCCCTTAACTGGATCGCATCCGGATCACCTGACCGGACAATGACGGCGATGCTTTATAGAGCAAATGGACCGCTTCCGCTGCAACCTCTCGGGCGGTCAACCACCTTCCGAGCCTATTCGCCTTACCGCGTTCCTCCAGGTCGGACAGATCATCCCGGCGCTGGGTCATCCCGGAATCCCAAATCACGTGCGGCGCGAGCGCGATCAGCATCTGGTCAGGATGATCAAGACACTTGGTCTCAACATAGCGGTGCAGCGCTGCCTTCGCGCCCGCGTAGGCCATATCGTAGCTACCGTTAATGCCGCTTTCGGATCCGATGACGACCACCCGGGCGCCGACATTGCGGTCGAACAGTCGATCGCAGAAACGCGCCACGTCGGTGAAATTCAGTCGCCAAGTCTGGTCAAGCGTCTGCTGCTTCTGATCGGCGAGCCGCTTGCCGGCGAGGAACCCGGTGCAGATCAGATAACGCGGCAGATCGAGGCGCATGGCATGGATGGTCGAAGCATAGACGTCTTCGCCGACCATGTTGATGAACGCCTGCGCGATGGTGCTGCGCGCGCCTGTGATGCCGACCGTCACGCGACGGTTCCATCGCCGCGAATACCGCGCGGCGCATCGGGGCGATCGAGGTCCGCGCAAAAAGTCCCGTTCGTCAAATAGCCGTGGTAGAGATATTTCGGACCCGGTTTGCCTGGTTCGGTAAAGCCTGCGCCGATGCTGGGCGTGCAAGTTATGTTCGGCACCTCACCGGTCACTTTCCACCCAAGGCCGTTGCTCGACCCGGCGTCGGGTATCCATGGATGATCATTCGGACAGATGACGCAGATTGGAGGACGGGTGAAGGAATGATCGCGCCAATAGTACATCGACAGATGGCTTTTCGCTGATCGGTCTCGCCACTGCTGTTCGGTTGCGCGACTGAGTCGCTTGCGCATTTTGGCTTGGCCCTTCTCGAGGTTCTCGGGATCGAATTCCCACCAGCAGTAGTACATCGAGCCCGCTGGAATGAATTCCCGGTTGCGCGCACGGAATTCCGGGGTCCAGAGCTTCTCGTATGGCAGGTCGGGGTGTTTCTTCCGCTCTGCATCCACCTGAGCCCTGCGCGCCTCCTCCCGTTCGGCATATTCCTGTCGATCGAGGAATCGACACTGCAGCACCACATTGTCACGCTTGCCCATCAGATGAACTCCCTGACCTTACGTTCCGCTTCCAGCACGGCGTCGATCTTGCCTGCGCGAACGCGAAGCAGCCCTGGCTCAACCTGCCGGACGTCTACCAGCCGGCTGTCGGCGCCGCTGAGCGGCATAGCACGAATCGACAGCAGCCGATCGACGACGCGGTAATTCTCGATCGCGGGATAGAAATGGCGCATCTGGCGGTACATCTGAATGCCTTGCTGGCATACTTCGGATTCGGTCACATGGTCGAGAAACGCCCGCGCGTCCCGGTAGGTCTTCAAATCCTTGCTGAACGGCGTCCAGCGCGCGCTGGACAGCGATGACAAGCCGGCCTCTTCGTCCCACGGGTACAACGATCCGAACGGGCCATCCATGATCGTGACCGCCCGATCTGTCGGACCGTCGAGCATCAGAACCAGACAGGGTTCGTAGCGGTCCACGCCAGCGCTATCGTTGGCGCAGAACGTGCAATCGACCGTCAGATCGACGTCGGATCGGTTTTCGACGCCAGGCTGAGCGCCGAGGCGCAGGCGCCCAGCGAGCTCTCGCTCAAAGTGCGCGCGCGCCTTTTCCGCCAGGATATGTCGTTCGCCAGTAAGGATCGCGCCCTCGACGTTCTGGAGTCCGAATTCCCATGGGTCGTGCACGGTGATGAATTCAAATTCATCGCGAAGTGTGGCGGTGTACTGCTGGAAGTCGACAAGGCTGTGATCCTTCGCGATCGCATAGAGGTTGATTGGAACACCGCGCGTCAGGAACCCATAGGCGCGCAGGAATTCTTTGGTGTGACGCTGGCATGCCGCCCGGGTCTTATGGCTGCGCGGATAATGCGCACCGATGTGCAGCCGGGCCGGAATTCGACCGCTGGCGCCATCGAAAATCCGATTCCGCGTTTCGAGGATTTCGATGTCGTGTCCATCGCACAATAGCGCGGCCGCGATATGGCATCCGTACCAGCCAGCGCCTAAGATGCGGATTTTCACCGGACCGCCCTATTGAACTCGGATCATTTCGTTACCGGCCTGCAGATACATCGCCTTGTCGACGTCGGGGCGAGCCAGAGCGGCCTTCCAGTCATCGACAGTCCACCGGAACGGCATCTGGTCCTCGATCGCCTTCATCATCTGCTTCTTCGGATAACGAACCTGTTCGCCGACGAAGACCGCCTTGTTTGCCCGTTCGTAGAGCAGGTCGACGACCCACGGGATGTCCGCAACCGGGATCCAGCATAGGACCTGGGTCGCGACCACGATGTCGAACTGGCCGTCAGGCAACGTCGAGAACTGGGGAAGCCCGGGGTCATACATGGCGATTTGCTCGAGGCCGAAATAGTCCTTCAGCATCAGGCCGGACGCCATCGTCTTCTGGTACTGGACGCCCTTCCCGCAGCCATAATCCAGCATGGTCCGGCACTGGTGTTCGTCGATCACCTGCTTGACCCGCTCGGCATAGCGGAAAAGAAACCGGCCCCCGAATGTCTTCTTGCGAGCGTGATGATCCTGTGTTGCCTTCAGGGCCATCTGGTAAGTTTCAGTCTGCATCGGCGTATCCCATCAGTTCGATCAGCGCCGGGCCGCCGTGCTTTTCCCATGCCGCCCAAGCGAGCGGACCGAACCAGTCCCGGAAGTTCGAATGCTGACCCGTGAAGGTCGGACCCGTGCCTAGCTTTTCCGCGAGGATTTGCGGCGCGTCAATATCGGACCGCCCCAAAGACTGTGCAAATAACGCAGCGAACCACGAACCTTTCGGACCCGTCAGTTCCTCGAAACTGATCCGGATCGCGTCCGGCCAGCCGACCCAATGGGAAATCACGTTCGCGAAGCACTCGATGGCAGTCCGGCCACGTGGCTCGTGCGGATTTTCCTGCTCGATGAAGCGCGCGATCAACTGATCGGCTTCATGGCTACCGGGCGCCGGCACGGCGCGGTCACGCTTCCGCTGCTTCCAGCGCATCTGCGACACGAAGACGTTGCGGGGATCGCGCAAACTGATCAGCACCGGACCGTTAGGCCGATGTTCGATCGTCCGGCTCTTGAAGATGTCGAGCAACGGCAAGCCGCTGACCTCGGACGCAAACGGCTTGATGAGATGCGTGCCGCCGTGCCGCAGGCAAATCACCGTCAGGTGCGGTTGGGCAGCGATTTGGGCGAATGCAACCGGGTCTTTCATCGTGCTTCCTCGCAATCGGCCGGCGAGACTGGTTGGGATTCAGGCCGTCGCATAGATTTCTTCCTGCATGATCTCCCACGGCATCCCGGTAGCGAATTCCGTATTCGTGAACTGGTGATATGCCAGCGCGGAAAAGAGGCGCAGGCGCGCCGGATCTTCAAGCATCAGAGGATCTTTCACGTCTTGCAGCCGTGTCGAGCTAATCGGTCGCCCGATCGCGTTGCCGAGCACCACACAGGGAATACCTGCCATCAGAGCCTCGAAACAACTGTTCGAGCCATGGGTCACAATCGCCCACGCGTCTTTTAGCGCCGGGTCGATCGGACCACGATTTGAGAAAATCGTGCCTGGGATCGGTCTGGCAAGTTCCCATGACGGTTTGGGCCGATAGATGATTTCCCGATTGTTCTTCTGCCTGATCTGCTCTGCCAGTTTGGCGGCATATTCATTCGGTTCCGGAAGATCGTAAAACGCATGATATTTTGCGCTCGATCCGACGATGATGATGTGTTCGCCCTGTTGGCGCCACGGTCTGATCGTGAGGCCCAAGGCATTCCAGCGGTCTTCCGGAAAGTCTCGTTCCATCAGAAATCGGGTTGGATGGTGATCGTTCACCGAAAAGCGGAAATATTCCCATTTCTTGGATGCACCGGTGTTGCCGTCCCGGCTATAGCCTTTGTCGAACATGATCAACGTGGATCCTTCCGCCCTATGCGCTTTCCAGCGTAGGTTCGACTTCACGCCAAACATGCAGATCACGTCATAGGTGCCTGGCTCGAGTTCCTGACCGAGCGGAACCATTTCCACCTGATGGCCATGTCGTTTAGCGCCAGTCAGAACGGCGTCTGCCAGGATACGTTCGCGCGGCTTGTCGGATGCAAAAAAAGCCACCTTCATCAGATCAGTTCCTCGTCTAGCAAATAGCGCCATGCCCGGCCGGCCCTCATTTCGTCCATATTCCATTGGGTATAGGCAAGATCGGCGGCCCACTGTTCGCGACCGTCCGGCATTGGCGGATTTTCGATATCTTCAAGACTGCGCGATCCTAGCACCGATGCGACGCCGGCTTCGCATATGCAGGGGATCCCGGCTAGCAAGCCATCGACCGCGACATTGCTGTGATGGGTCACAACAGCGTGGCAATTGTTCAGCGCTTCCTCGATCGGGACTCCGCGCTGCAGGGCCGAACCGGCGATCAGGGATGCGTGGGGCCAATTCGGCTTCGGACGGTAGACAATCGGTCTGTCGGTCAATTCGCGCAACCGTGCGATCGCGCGGCGCTCCCATTCCTCTGCGCCGAATCCTTCGGCCGCGGCGGCCTTTGCTGACATGCCGGCGACAAGTACGTGCCGGCTTTTCTTTCGCCATGGCCGGATCGGAATATCGAATTGATGGAACCGGTCGCCGGGATGCTTCCGCAGTTGGAAATAGGCGGTTGGATGCCGATCGTTGATCGCGATCTTGTGATAGCCGTCATGGCGCGTTCGCTTGCGTCTGCCCCAATACCCCAGATCGACATAAACAGCCCGTCGGGTGGTCTTTCGGTAATCGTCAAAGATGCGACGCAGCCCGTCCGAAAAGCCGTAGAAGATCGCGGCATCGTGTTCGGGTTTGCCGCGGTACTCGAGGGAGCGCTTGTAATCGACCCGGATGCCCAGTTTGCGAGCGCCCTCAAGCATTGAACCGGCGATCAGATTTGATCTGCGATTACTATGCGCATAGTAGATGACTATCTTCCGCATTCAGCAACCCGTCGAACGCCTCCCCGGACGAAATTTCATCGATCGACCACTGCGCCCAGGTGATTCGGCGCCAGAGCTCGGTCCGGTCAGGCATATTGCACGCCTCGAGATCAGCGCCAAGCCGCGCGGCCCCGCTGGCCCCGATCCACTTCTCGAAATCGAAAAAAACCGGAATACCAGCCCGAATCGCCTTTATGCCCGCGCCGCTCCCCCAGGTAACAGCCGCGTGACAGTTCACCAAATCCGGTGCCGGATCCAGCTTCTTGTGGCCCGGATGGGGACGCAAGCGAATCGGTCGATCGGTCAATTGCTCGAGTCGCTTCATGGTCTGCTGCGTCCATGCGCTCGGCATCCTGACGCCCGGACTGCCGATGCCACGTTGGGGTAGCACCAGGATATGATTTCCTTTCTTCCTCCATGGATCTTCCTTCACTTCGTATCGCGGACGGTCTCCAGCGTACCAACGGCCTGCCCCGTTATGCCTGTCCAGCGCAAGAGCGTAGTATTTTCCTCCGCCTTCCGGTTGTCCCAGATAACCATTCTCGGCGACGATGACGGTCGCACCCGCTGACTCATAGGCCGCCGCGACGTGTTCATAAGGCCGAGGCCGGTTCCACAATAGGAGCACATCACCGGGCTGCGGGTGACGCAAATGGCGATCACTCACCTGAAATCCATGGCGGCGCAGGCCGTTTAGGAATTCGATCTTTCGGTAATAGACGCTTTCGCGAAACAGGCAGGTTGCAGTTTTAGGGGACACGGGGTTCATACCTGTCGCGGAAATCGCTGCAGGTGTCGGTTCCGGTGGCTACTACGCCCGACAGGCCGACGCCACCGCGCAGACCGCGCAGCAGTTCCTCGATCGCCGTCGGGAACCGGGTTCCGCCGTCGAGCTCGCGGAAGAATTCCTTTTCGACCGATCCGGCCTTGAGGCGCTTGGTGCGGCTGTCGGTCGTGCTTTCCGACGTGACCTTGCTGCCGTTGTTGATTTCGGCGGCCAGTAGGATGCAGGCGTCGATGATCTGTTGCGGAATGACGTCCTGATCCACACCCGTGATCCCAGTTCCCTTCCGGGGCCATTCAAGCGTCTGATAATCGCCATCCGTCTTACTGCCTGGCCATGACTGACGATCAATAAGCCGCGTGGCGCTGACGAGCGCGCGCGCCTTGGTGTCGTTATCAGTCAGGCTCGCTGAGCGCCATTTCGTCGCAGCGGCGCTGACTTCCGCTTCCAAATACGAATTCGCATCCGCGATGGCGGCATAGACATCGTATTCGGTGCCGCCCACCGAGACCGTGTTGTAGGTTGCAGTCATGACAGGCCCCCTTTCGAGACACTGGATAAACGAAACACTCCCGTTCCGCTAGGGAGCGGGAGTGTCATCACGGCGGGCTAGGGGGACGCCGCAATCTTAGGCTGCTGTGCGGGCTCGCCTAAGTCGTATCTTCGAATTCCAATGTGACATACGGTCGAATTAACTCCACGGGATCATCTGAAGCAGGCTCTTGATATAATCTCCGCCAATCAGCCAGATCATGATCACCGCACGTGCTTCGTTGGCCAACAATAGGGCGACAACGATAAGCCGTTTTTTTGTGAACCATTTACGTATGGTCATACCCAGGCCGCACTGCGTCATCTTCGCTGCGTTACCCATGCTCGATTCCTTCCTTTGGCAATTGGGGATCACCGGAAGCGATTTCTATCAATTCGACGATATCCGATGCGATCAAGGATTCGAGACATTTCATCGCCTCGCTTCGTGAGGTCGGATCAATGATCTGTCCGTCCTCAACATGTAGAATCGTATAAGCATTGCGCGAAAAGCCTTTTTCGGACCGCCGCTGAACAAGACTATAGCTGCGAAGAATACGCGTGACCTCTATCGCTATCTGTTCAGGCGTCACGACTCGCCCCCATCATAAGAGAAGGTTCGAACCTGCTCCCCGATCACGCGGTGTCCCGCTCGCAACGCGTGGTGTCGGGCTGACTTGCGGGCGTAACGTCCTTCAAATCGTGCACCGCAAATCACACAGTTTGCGATAACATGGCCAACATTGCGGGACTTGCCGCTCACGACTGGCCCCCTGCGAGCTTGCGGAGCATGGCGCTATTCATCATCGATCCTCAGCGCCAAATCATTCAGGACAGCCGCATGCGCTTCACTCTTTGGCTCGATAGCGCGGAAGCCTGCCT